TCCCGTGGGGAATTGGCTTCTTTACCTTACGCGGCCCAAAAGTAAACTGGGACCACGAATCGGTAATCCCCTTCCGCTGGCAGAAGGCTTTCATTGCTTTCGCCTTCTGAAGTTCGATCGCATTTTTTCGGACTCTGTCTACCTCCGAAGTCAGGATTTCCTTGGTCTCTTCATGGGTCATCTCATAGCCCTCTGGGGCCGAGACGACCGGGAACAGATTCCATTGGTCATCCTGCGAGGCAGGAGGGCTCACTAACAGCGATTTCTTTATCTTCTTATCTTTCCTCGCTGCGGCCTGGTACGAGAAGGGTAGCTTCCAGAGAAGCTTATCTTCCTGCTCAGCAAGTAGCTTCGCATTCGCTCGTACAACCCGTATGAAACCTTCCTTTGTTCGTGTGCCCTCGAAGGCAACCCCGAGGACATCCCGAACATCAGGTGACATATACAGAGAATTTCCGTTTGTTTTCTTTTTCTTCTCCCACCCCGCCATGGAACGCTCGAACATGGTGGAATTAATCTCCGCATGGACTGCGGAGACCCCACTCTTGTCCTCATTGACGATAAGCCCTACTTCCCCGCCATTGCGTATGACGGCCTTTTTCAGGATATCGGATCCCACTTTGGGTTCCCTCAAGAGAAGATCATCGCCGTTGATGAGACAACGATGCTGGACGAACTCAGTCCATCCAATTTTCTTTGTTTCCAATAGGTCCGCGAGTGAAAGGTCAACTACAGCCTTGTTAATCAAACAGAGCAGAGGGAAGCTCATAGCGCTCCCCATAGGCTGCCCTCTCTGAAAAACATCGTGCTCTACGCGATCAATCGTGTCGGATCTGCCTGACTGGCGTTCTCCTAACTTTATCTCACATAAAACTCGTAAACACCTTTCCTCCTCGGACGAGAGATCTACTGAAAACTCAATCAAAGTTTCGATGGCGGCTATGGTGTAGGCAACTTTAATGTTGTCTGTCGCACCTACATAGTCAAAACTTAAAAAGTCGCCAAGTCCATTCAATTGGGCCACTCGATCGACTGTCGGATCACCGACCAGTAGCCACCCTCTCTTTTCCATCAGTGAATACAACGCGCGATGCAGGGGAGCCAACACCTCGGTATTGTAACTTGAGTACAGAGTTACAACCCTCGGTTTCCCTGCAGAGAAGACAAGCTTAGCGTTACACAAGTCCGAGAACGGGGCTTGCTGCCAGTTGCCTCCGTGTTTTACCGGAGTATCCAATGTGGCGGAGCCATTGGGGATAAAGGCCCCCTTTTTCATATTCCATCCCTTAGGTACTAATTGTCGTAGAGCCTTCTTGAAGCGATTGAGGTGCTGGACATCTACTTTTGCTGGACGGGACATGGCTTCTTTCCACTCGCTGATTTTACCGCTAAACCGCGTTTTTTCACAGTTTTTGCAGCAACCCTTCTCCACTTTTTGGGTGGTCTTCAGGCTCAGCTCCTCTAGAGTTGAGAGTTCCAGAGGGAAACAACCACGTACGGCGGAACGAAGATGACCGCACTCGATACGTGGGGGAAGAAGGCTGCTATCTCCTTCTAATCCGAGCTCCGTCTCGAAAAAACGGATCAGGGACTTCGCCTTTCCCAATAGGCGGGTGCTCATGGTGCACCTTAACTCACCGTCGTCATCCTCCAAGCAAGCAAACTTGTTGTCAGAACGGTTTGTGGTCTTGTCAGTGCTCGTGAAACTGACCGGGGCCAGCGGGGCGGACGCACGTTTTCCTTCCCTTTGATTCAAACGTCTTTTTCGTTTATTCTCCTTGACGTATCG